CGGCTCGACCGGCAAGGTCTACGCGTCCAAGGCCAAGGCCGCCAAGCAGGGACGGGCCATCGAGGCCTCCAAGCACGCCAAGAAGCGGAGGAAGACCTGATGCCCGCACCCAAGCGCAAGCGCAGTCGAGCCAAGAAGACCATCGGCCCCGGCATGCGCCGTCGCGGCCCGATCATGGGCGGTGCGCTGCCCGCCCCGGGCAACGTGGCGGTCGGCGTGGGACGCGTGCTGGGTGGCATCTTCACTCGCAAGGCCGCCCTGCCGCGTATGGCAGGCACGCCACGCGCCGCAACCCGTGCGCCTGCTGCGCCCAAGCCGCCAACACCACGCTCGCCCGGACCCGGCTGGGAAACCCGCCCCGCCAGCCGACCGACGCAGGCGGCGTGGATCGGGCGACAGGCCAAGGATCTGACCAACCGCTCCGGCGTGCGGTCTGGCGGCGGTGCGGCTGCTCTGCCCGGCATGCGCTCCGGCACGGTCAAGCGCGTGGCACCCCGTGACACGTCGCCCAAGCCGACCGTGGTGCGCGCCGCACAGCTCAAGCGACGGCCCAGCCAGCGCGCCAGCTTCCGCTAGCCGATGCCCGACACCGGCACCTACACCGACCTGCTGGCCAACACCATGGCCAACGCGGTGGCGGCGCAGTGCAACTCGGGCTACCTGCGCATCTACGACAAGCTGCAGCCCGCCACTGCCGATGACGCCATCACCGACCAGATCCTGCTAGCAGAGCTGCGATTTGCTGCTACCGCCTTCCCTGCTCCGGTAGCAGGAGTCCTGACCGCCAACGCCATCGTGGCCGACAGTGCGGCCAACGCCAGTGGCAACGCGGCGTGGTGCCGCATCCTCAAGTCGGACGGCACAACCAAGCTGTTCGACGGTTCAGTCGGCCTGATTGACGACGCGCCCAACCTGATCCTGAACTCCATCGCGCTGGTGGTCGGCCAGCCGGTCAGCGTGTCGTCGCTGGTGTTCGTGGTGCCCAAGGGCTTCTGATGTCCACCCCGTGGCCCAGCCGCTGGGCGGCACCCCGTGCGGCGTGGTCCGGCTCGGGCGTCAACTCGGCTCCCACCACTGGCCCGGCCAGCTGGCGGATGGCACCCGTCAGCTGGGCGGGCTCCGGCCTGCATAGCCGCCCCATCTCGGGCACCGCCAGCTGGGGCCTGCCGCGCATGCGCTGGGGCAGTGACACCCGGCTGGACAGCCGCAAGGTCAGCATCGAGACAGTGCAGGGGTGGACCGACATTGGGCAGCCCTGACTGCGGCATCTGCAACAGCGAGCGGGTCAGCATCATCAACAGCCTGCTGGCTGCCGGGCGTGGACCGTACGCCATCGAGCGCGAGATGAAGCGCCTCGGCCAGCCCACCAAGGCCGCCACCGTCACCCGCCACCGCAGCAGGTGCCTGACCACCGAGGTGCTGCAGCGCTCGCTGTCCAGCAACACCGACTTCGCCACCGCTGTGCGAAACGAAGCGGTCAGGCAGCTCGAAGCGGGCCAGCTCAAGGTGCGCACCACTGATGGTTTGACCGCACAAGGCCTGCTGGATCGCCGCGCCGAGAAGGCCGCCGACCGGGTTCTCCTCGTGGAGATGGCCCGGCTGCTGAGTGGTGCGGGCAAGCTGGGCACAGTGCGGCCACCCGACACCCTGATGGTGCGGGCTACGGTCATCGACGGGCCCACTGATTCAGCAGACCCCGATCTGCTGGAACAAGACGACCTGATGCTGCCCGCCATGCGCCCGGTGTTCAGTGGTCGATGACGACGACTTCCGGGTTGCGCTGCAGCGCGCCCGCTGGGACATCGACTACTTCGCGCTCCGCTTTCTGGGCATCCAAGGCCACCCCGGCCAGCAGCGCTTCTGGAACACCGGCCTCATGCGGCTGGAGGATGGCTGGCGCGCCGCCTACCTGACCATCGCGGTCAGTGCGGGCAACCGTGCGGGCAAGACGCTGGGGCTGGCCGTCTACATCCTGCACTCGACCCTGTTCAAGCTGGGTCTGCCCGCACCGCTGGGCGACAAGGACCGCTCGCTGATGGCGTGGCTCAAGACGCCCTACGACTGGTGGCACTTCGGGCTGCAGGGCGAGGTGGCCGAGCTGGTGCATCTGGAGCTGACCCGCATCCTGTCTGGCACCCACCCCGCCCAGAAGGGGCGCGGCTGCCTGCTGGCCGAGGCGCTGGGCCCCGAGGTGGCCAACACCACCACCAAGGAGCGCGGCGACTACCCGTGGGTGCAGCTGCATCCGGCACTGGGCGGTGGCCAGATCCACTTCCGCTCCACCAGTGAGCGGGCGCTGGGCTCGCTGGGCAAGGAGATGAACGGCATCAGCTGGGACGAGTGCGCCTTCAGCTCAGATTTTGACTTCGTGGTAGACGAGGTGCTGCACAACCGCCGCCTCGGATCGGGTGGCCAGCTCATCCTGATCAGCACCAGCACCGAGGGCCTGACCGCCTTCACCGACCGTTGGAACCTCGGCGATCCGTCCGCGCCGGATCGCTCACCGGAGGCCATGTCGCTGCGCATCTCGACCCGCGACAACGTGGGCTACGGGCTGGACGAGGTGACCTTCGGACGCCTGCTGCAGGGCATGCCGCCGTACCTGATCCCGCAGAACATCGACGGCTACGCCATCGAGGCCAAGTCGGCCTTCTTCGGCGCACAGTCGGTGGACGCCATGTTCACCAAGGCGCTGCCCGAGGACGACATGCCGCAGGACGGCCACCGCTACGCGCAGGGCGTGGACCCCGCCCTGACCTTCGATTCCACGTGGGCGGTGACGCTGGACATGACCAACCCCGAGCAGATCATCGGCGTTCGCGCCCGCCGCAAGACCGGTCGCCAGACCACCTTGAGCGTGTCGGCACTGGTGGCTGAGGGCCACCGCACCTTCACCACCCAGCGCGCCATGTGCTACACCGCCATCGACGCCACTGGCTTCGGCGGCAAGGTGTTCTACGACCTGCTCAACGGGCTGCACCCCATGCGGGCGGTCGAGTTCGGCGGGGCGCGCTCCAAGAAGCTGCGCCTGCTGCTGGACCTCAAGGCTGGCATCGAGAAGGGCCGCATGCGCCTGCCGCGCCACGGCATCTGGCTGGCCCTGCGCCGCCAGCTGCTGGGCTACAAGCTCAACGACCGCAAGATCCAGACGGACGCGGTGATGGCCTTGGCGGTGGCGTGGCACGAGGTCATGCGCCAGCCGAGCAAGGTGGCTGACGACACCACCTTCGACTTCTACGCCGGAACGGTCGAGCCGGTTCGACAAGCAGGAGTACCCTTGCAGCACTTCGGCCAGCGCCGTGTGACGGTGGGACGCCTGAACCTGACCGAGCGAGAGTGAACACGTGACGGTGGCGATCCTCGATGTAGGACGGGCAGTGGCCTACAGTGCTTCGCTGGGCTCGTCCGAGGAGGAGCAGGCGCTGCTGCGCGAGATCGCCGACCGCAAGTACTCGGTGCAGCCCGAGCAGGACCACTTCGCCCAACTTTGTGATCGTTGGGACAACCTGTACTACCCCGACGATGTGCTGGCGCATGCCGGTGCCAGCCACTGGGCGTGGCATCCCAGTGCGGTCACCCCGGGCAGGTCGCACGTCAGCCTCAACGTGCCGCCGGTGTACGTGGACGTGCCCGCCAGCCTGCAGTCGGTGCCGCCGGTCGAGAACATGGTGGCCAACCTGCCCGACGAGCAGACCCGGCTGCTGGCCTCGCTGGTGGAGCGCATGTACTTCGCGTGGAAGGACGAGGAGGACTACGACCTCAAATGCCATCAGGCCTGCATCACCAAGGGCCTGTATGGGCGCACTGCGGCCAAGGTGTACTGGGACGAGGAGAAGGCCCGCCCGTGCGTGACGGTGGTGGACCAGCCTCGCAACCTGTACCTCGGCTGGGGCAGCTCCGACTACACCAAGCTCAACTGGGCGCTGTACACCTACCGCCAGTCAGGCGAGCAGGTGCTGGAGGAGTGGGGCCTGTACGTCGAGGCTGCCGAGGATGCTGACGGCAAGCTGATCCCGTACGTGCAGCCCATGGGCTACGCGTCGATGACCACCAGTGCCCGCCCCAACCTCGACTGGCAGAACCTTGAGGTCGAGGTGTACGACTACTGGTATCGGGTGCCCAAGGCCAAGCAGCCCAAGCGCAAGTCGTACGTCGGCGTGGTGATGGAGACGTGGAACGCCATCTTCGTCGGCAACGTGATGGTCAAGAACACCCAGCACGCCGAGTACGAGGGCCAGCTGCCGTACCGGGTGCTGTTCAACACCTACGTGCCCGGCGTGCCCAATGGCCGACCTGAGCTGTTCGACATCGAGCCGCTGCTGCGGGAGAAGGACGAGCGCCTGAGCGAGGGCGCACAGATGCTTGCCCGCACCATCGACGGCCAGTTCTGGCAGCTGGTGGGACCGGAAGCTCCCGACACCGTGCCGTCCGGCGTGATCCCCAAGGCCAACAAGGTCATCGCCCCCGGTGCGGGCAACCGGGTCGAGAAGATCGAGCCGTGGATGCCCGAGTTCCAGCTGGAGGCTTATTTGTCGCGCATCGACCGTGAGCTGGCTGACGTGTCCGGCCTGAACGATCTGCTGCGCGGTCTGGCCCCGGCCACCGTGCTGTCCAGCAGCAAGGCCATCACCGCACTGGTGGCCAACTACGAGGCTCGCATCCGCATCAAGCGCGATCTGTTCTACAAGTGGCGGCGCGAGGTGTGGGAGCTGGCCGCGCACGTGTGGGCCAAGAAGGTTCCCGAGCTGGCTCCCATGCTGGAGGGGCTGGCCCGCCTGCAGCAGACCGCACCATCGCTGACCCCGCGTGACGACATGGAGACTTCGGCGATGGCCACCAACCTCGTCAACTCCAAGCTGTGGAGCCAGAAGCGCGGCATGGATCGGGTGGGCGTCGATGATC